ATTAATATAAAGCTCCCAGAAAACGCGCAAGCAGAACAAGTCAGTAGCATTAAAGAGCAATATAAAAAACAGCAGGAAGGCCCGAAAAACGCAAGAAAAGCATTAATTACAAACGCCGATATTCAGCAGCTAAACCAAACTGCCGTAGAGCTTGATTTCGTCGCGTCGCGTCGTGCGGTCTGGACAGAGATTTGCGCGGCCTTCGGTATGTCGCTTGCTAACCTTGGTATGACCGAAGACGTTAACCTAGCCAATGCTGACGCAATGAATAAAGCTTTGTGGGAAAATACAATTATTCCACAGCTTGATTTGTTGCAGCCTCAGTTTAACAGGCAGTTAGCCTCAGACTATGGCGACGGCGTTCGCATGGTTTATGACATTACCAATGTTAAAGCGCTACAAACCAAGATTACAGAAAAGCTAGAAGCGGCTGGAAAGCTTCACGCGCTAGGTGTGCCAATGTCTGATATAAATAAAAAATTAGAATTGGGGTTAGATGACCGCCCAGAATACGCAGTAGGCTATATTGCGTCCGGTCTGGTGCCGTCTAGCTTTGACTTGGATGAACCACAAGGAAGTCCAGAAGACGAAAGCAAGGGCGCTTATGGCAAAGCCTAAAACAATAAACGGCAGAAGCCCGCGCCAGCAACAGCGACTACAAGAGATTATTCTTGATCGTATGGTTGCTAAATATCAGCGCAGAATAGGCAAGGAAATCGCCAGAGCCATGAGGCAGGCGGCGCGAAATGTGGAGAAGGGCGCGTTTCTTCCTGTCGATTCAATAAGGCCTGAACACGAAAAACGAATGAGCCGAATTCTTTTGCAGCTTTGGAACGAAAGCGGCCAAGCAACACAAGACACGCTAATCGATACAGCCAAGCACAGCCGCCTTATAATGGAGCTGAAGTTGGTAGAGGTGGAAGGCACACCAACCGCAGACGCTATAATGGTTGATTTTTTAAGGCAGTACGGCGGCTTGAAAATAACTCAGATAACAGGCACTACGCTTGATGATATAAACAATGTTATCAGTCAGGGCGTTACTGATGGGCTATCAGAATTAGAAATAGGCAGGTTGGTTTATTTAGTTGCCCCCACAAAGAGCGCAAGCAGAGCGCAAACCATAGCAAGAACAGAAAGCCACCAAGCAGCCAACGTAACAGCACAAGGCACAGCAAATGCTGCAGGCTTAACCATGAGGCGACAATGGGTTTCTGCTAGTGGAGAGCGAACAAGGAAAGATCACAGAGAGGCCAACGGGCAAATCGTTGATATGCACGAACCTTTTAAAGTTGGCGGTGAAAACTTAATGTATCCAGGTGACCCCGCAGGCAGCGCAAAAAACGTGATTAATTGCCGTTGTGCAGTTGTATTTATTTTGTAGTATAATTTTTTAAAATGATTTGAGGCTAACCAATGGAACATAAGCAATTACAATTTAAGGCTGATAAAGTGGACGCTTCAAAAGGCATCTTTACTGGCTTTGCTAGCACTACCGACTTAGACAGAGGCGGCGATATTATTGTAAAAGGCGCTTTTGGTCGAACGCTTGCGGATCGTGGCGACAAAGTAAAGGTATTGTGGCAGCACGACATGCATATGCCAATCGGACGACCTACGCTATTAGAGGAGCGTGAAAGCGGCCTTTATATTGAGGCTCAATTGTCAGAGACAACCATGGGCAAAGATGCGACTATTTTACTTGGTGATGGCGTTATTGACTCGATGTCAATTGGCTACTCTACAAAAGAAGCCGACTATAACGACGACGGCATACGAATTATCAAAGACCTTGATTTATTCGAGGTTTCGCTTGTCTCGTTCCCAATGAATGAGAAAGCATTAATTACTTCTGTTAAATCTATGGATTCGGCAGAATTAAAAAGAGTTATAGAAAGTGCCTTGCGTGATGCGGGCCTTTCAAGAAAAGAAGCTAAAAGCTTAATAAGTGGCGGCTTTAAATGTTTGCGTGATGCAGATAATAGCAACGAGTTAGACGAAATTAAATCAGTATTATTAAATCTAAATGACGCATTAAAGGTGTAAATCATGGACCCTAAATTATTAGAATTGCTTGAAGAGCTAAAACAGTCAGGCGCAAGCATTGTTGAGTTTAAAGCCAAGCACGAAGCCGAAGTTAAAGAGCTAGGCGAAGCTAACGCAGAAACAAAAGCCGCACTTGAAGAAGCTTTAGCGGCACAGGCTGAGCAAGTTAAATCTTGGAAGCAACTAGAAGCTAAATTGATCGAAATGCAGCTAGAGCAAAAGCGAAACTATGGCGGTCAAGTGCCTATTGAGCGCAAAACTTTAGGTGCGAAGTTTGTAGAGTCAGAAAACTACAAGTCAAATAATGGGCGCACTGTAAATGATGTTGAAATCAAAGATATTTCATCTTTGGCAGCGTCAGCAGGTGCGCTGGTTCGTGCGGATCGTGACCCAGAAGTATACCGCTCAATCGGCGGGATGCGTCAGCTTCGAATCCGTGACTTAATTCCGTCTGTGCCGACCACGTCAAACAGCGTTGAAATCATGCGACAAACTGCGGGCACTGGTAATGCGGCGCCACAAGGCACGGTTGCTGGCATTGGTGAAGGTGAGTTTGTAGCCAAAAAGCAATCAGACCTTACATGGGAGCTTGTTGTCGTTAATATCTCGACTATTGCCCATTGGGTACCAGCGTCGCGCCAAGTGTTATCTGATGCGCCTATGTTGCAGGGCTTGATTGATAGCGAGTTGACATACGGCTTACAGCTAGAGTCTGATGATCAATTGTTATTTGGTGATGGTACAGGTCAGAATATGACCGGAATCATGAATGACGCGGCCATTAATGATATCGGCCAGATTGCATCGGGCACAACTGCGGCAGATTTGCCAGGTGCCATGATTGACCATATTCGAGCAGCTAAAACTCAATTGCAAGTTAACGAGTATTACAACGTTAACGGCCTTGTAATGAATCCGGTTGATTGGCAAACACTGGAAACAGCAAAAGCCACCGACGGGCATTACTTGCTTGTTTCTAATGCAGCGACAAGTGCGGAGCCGTCCGAGGTTTGGCGTATTCCGGTTGTAATCACTAACGCTATGACGGTTGGTGAATTCTTGATTGGTGACTGGACTATGGGCGCTAAAGTGTATGACCGCGAATCAGTGTCTATTCGTGTAAGCGAATCACATACTGATTACTTTGTTAAAAACGCCGTCGCTATTCTTGGTGAAGAGCGCTACACAATTGCAGTCAATCGCCCGCTAGCATTCGCTAAAGGTGACTTTACGGTTGCACCTTAATAGGCTGTGATCGGTAAATAAAAAAAGGGGGCTTAATAGCTCCCTTTTTTTTATGCTAAACTAATCAAAACCAAACAGGGGCGAGACATGTCTAAAACAATTTCATTAAGCGGCGGCCTGAAATCGCAAGAAATCGCAGGCGACCAAACAAAAGAAACAGGCGTAAAGGCGGCTTATCTAAAAACCACTCAGTCACACAAAAAGGGTGATGTGATTGATTATGATGAAGGTCTTTTAAATCACAGACAGTTAAAAGAAAAAGGCTTTTTAAGGGTTATGAATGAAGAAACCAAAGTAACTGGCCCGAAAGAGACAAAAGTAACTGGCCCAGAAGAAACTAAAAAGACCAAGAAAACAAAAAAGCAGAGTGATAAAAAATGATTAGCCAGCCCTTAACCGCTATTGAAAGTGTTATTACCGCGGCTGAGTTTGCTGCCTTTGTTGGTACGTCTGAAACCGATCCATTAATAAGCATATTGTCTGGCAGCGCTACGGATTCTATTTCACGCTATTTAGAACTAGAGTTAATTAATAGACAAAGGCGCATGACTTCCATTTTTTGGCCTTATCACGGGACTGATACAAGCCATAGCTTATCTCGACCTGACGCAAAGCTGAATGAAGATATTAAGCTGCCCTATTCGCATACAGCGACAACGGTTGATATATCACTAGCCTATGGCGAAGCGGTTACACCAGATTTACTAAAGGGTAAGCCGTTTATTATTCGCTTTGACACCTTCCCGACTATAAGTTTTGATGGTGATGAATTGGCGCTAGATGTAACATATACCACAGGATATGGAACTATTAATGATGTGCCGATTAATATTAAAATGGCCGTGTTAAATCTTGCTGCTTACATGTACGAGCACAGGGGCGAATGTGACGCGGCACAGGCTTTATATAAAAGCGGGGCGGCTGATATGGTCGCTAGTTATAAAACTAATTTAGTGGTGATGTAAATGTCAAACCCAAGCCCAACACTAGCAACTAGCAGAGACCCAGATACAGCGAGAGTTAGAATTGAGCCTTCAACTGAAGCATTTAAAGCGGGGCGTGAATACAGAATAAGTGAAGAGATTGCAATAGCGGCTACGCCCTTAGTTTTTAGATTTGAATGCGCCAAAGACTTTACATTAAGAAAACAATCTTTAGTCGTCGATGAAGGGGCATTAAGGCTAAGAGCCTATAGGGACTTGCAAGGGGCAGAAAGCGGAACCTTTAGTGATGATGTTGCAATATATAAAGTAAACTTTGCTAGCACTACGCCGGACGTGCCAACAGCGACAAATATAACCACAGGCGGAACCTTTACGCCAGCAGCTTTGCCGCTTGGAAAGGCGGTTGAATTTATACGTGCTAAAACTGCGTCGTCAACGGCCCAGCAATCAACAGTGTCGGGCGGAATTGGTGAGGAGAGATCATTGGCTGCTGGGATATATTACTTGGTTATTGATAGGTTTACAGGAAGTGGAACAAGTGAAGGTGTTTTTGCTCTTACATGGGAAGAGGTTGAATAATGAAATGCTGTGATTTGAGTGCTGGCAAGCTAAGGAACTCAATTGAGATTCAAGAGCTTACAAATACACCGGATGGTCAAGGTGGGTTCTCTACTGCATGGACTACCATTCACACGCCTAACGCCATGATAAAGCCCGTATCAGGCGGTGAAAGGATGCGAGCAATGCAGCTAAACGCAACCATCACCCATCGCGTGTTTTTAAGATACATTGCAGGTATTGAGGCTAATATGCGCGTTAAGTTTGGTGATAGGTTGTTTCAAATACACTTACCACTGAACCTTGAAGAGCGCAATAGGTGGCTAGAACTTCACTGTGAAGAGGGCGTTGCTCAATGAAGCTTGAAATTGACGGCTTAGAAGAGCTTGAAAAAGACCTTGCTACACTTGCTGATAGATACGGCAAGGCAGCAACTAAGGCCGCTATTGAAGTCGGGCAAATGATAAGAACTGATGCAATAAAATCAATTCAAGATCAAACCATGGGAACCTATGTGACTAGGTACAGAGCAGGCGGCGCAGCTTATCAACATATTGCATCTAAACCAGGTGCAGCGCCAAACACTGACACGGGGCGCTTAGTCGCATCTATTCAAGTTGATATTAAGCCAGATTTGATCACGGTTGGTACGTCGCTAGACTATGGCAGGTACTTAGAATATGGCGGCAAAACAGAGGCTACAGGCTCGCCAAATTATGCGAGACCGTGGCTGAATCCTGCGGTAGAGAAAAACCGCGCCGCTTTTGATAAGATAACAGAATCAGAAGCCGACAAAGTGACAGAGGATTTTAATAAATGAGTGCTATTGTTTTATTTCCTCAAGCATTTTACACAAAGCTAAATGATGCTATTTCTTATGATGTTTATAACCATATCCCACAAACAGACCCATACACGCCGCCACCTTATGTGGTTGTCGGTCAAAGTGATGTTTTTACAGGGTGGGAAACTGACGGTAAAAAAGGATTCAATATCCTAGCAACCGTTCACTCTTGGAGTGAATATCGAGGCAACAAGGAAATAAACGAAATACAAGATTCAATATACCAAGCATTACATAGACAAGAGCTAGCTGTTTTGGGCTATAATTGCCTAGGTATTGATCAAGAAAGCCTTGATTCTTTCGTTGATCCGGATGGGATAACAAGGCATGGCGTTCAACAATTTAGAATTTATTTAATAGAGGTATAAAAAATGGCTGAAATGTTAGGCCGCAAGGTCACAATATCAATTGCTGGAACTGTTGTGGCAACAGCCAGAACAAAATCACTAACTATTAATAACAGTCTTATTAATGTCACCTCAGACGGCGATGACGGCATTCAGCGCTTTCTTGATGAAATGGGCGAAAAGTCTGTAGAGGTTACGCTTGACGGTCTTGCAGATATTGCGGCAAGCACAGCAACCACAGCTCTAATGGATATAGCCCTAGGAAACTCTTTAATTGATGAGCTTATTCTTGATTACGGAACATTCACCCTAACAGGTCAGTTCGCACAATCAACATACAGTGAAGGTTTGCCATACAATGAAGCCGTTACATTTAGCGCTTCATACTCATCTAGCGGCGCAGTAGTCAAAGCAGCAACCCCTTAAACCAACAAAAGGCAATCATTAAATGGCTAAAATTTGGCAGGATATCGAATTAACTTGGAATGATGAGATTTACAAAATCAGACCAACATTAGAATTAATCAATACTCTTGAGCAGGGGCGCGGCTGTTCGCTTTCGTCTTTAATCGTGCGCATGAGTAACAATGATTTGCCGAGCGGAATAGCCGCGGAAATTGTAGCAAAAACATTAGGTAACGCTGGCGTTACAGTAACGCCAGAAGATGTATTTGAAAAGTCGGGCGGCATTGGTCAAGGCGTAATTGTTGCGGCATCTGGTATTTTGATTGCTTGCTTGCCAGCGCCCAAGGATGCAGAAGAAAAAAAGGAAGTGACACAGCCCAAGGACGAGGCGGATTAATAGATGTGGACTGGGGCGATATCTACGGGGCGGCTGTTTTAAATCTTGACTTAGCCCCGAGTGAAGTTAGGAAAATGACCATTGGTGAAATTAATGCAGTCGTAAGGGCTAAGGTAAAAGCAGAAGACGGCGCAAGCGGTAACTTAAGTGAAAGCAATTTAAAAGAACTTTACGACGATTTACAGGCGGCTAAAAATGGCTAAAGATTTAAAAGTTAGGTTGCTTGGTGATGACTCAGACCTTCAAAAAACCTTCAATGAATCAGCAAAGAAAGCGGCCAAATGGTCGGCGGCAATGGTTGCGGCAGCAGCAGCAGCCAGCGCCGCTATATTTGCCTCAGCGTCAAGCCAAGCTAAAGAGCTATCAATACTATCTACAGCAGCAAATACAACCGTTTCTGACTTTCAGCAAATGGCTTTTGCGGCTAGAAGATTTGGCATCGAGCAAGACAAGTTAGGCGGAATACTCCAAGATTTTAACGATAGAATAGGCGACTTTAATGCAACTGGCGCCGGTCCTATGGTTGATTTTTTCGAACAGATAGCGCCAAAAGTTGGAATTACAGCAGATAGCTTTAAAGAGTTGTCAGGCGCAGAAGCCTTACAGCTCTACGTTTCAACCCTTGAAAAAGCCAACTTATCCCAAGCTGATATGGTTTTCTTTATGGAGACCATGGCTTCAGATAGCACGCGCTTAATCCCGCTACTAACAGAAAACGGCAAGCAACTTCAAATTATGTCGGAGCGAGCGGACGCTCTAGGGCTTTCTCTGTCTGACATTGACGCGGAAACAATAAGTAGAGCAAGGGATAGTATCTCTGAAATGGGCGACGTGGTTAGTGGCGTTACTCAGCAACTAGCCTTGCAATTTGCACCTGTGATAGATCAGGTGTCAGAAAAAATAGTTGATTCAGCTATTAGTATGAAAGGCTTTGAAACAGCAGCCCAAGACGCTTTTGATTTTTCCGTTGCTGGTGCTGGAGCTTTGGCTGACTCTTTCCACATCATAAAAATTGGAGCCAAAGCGGTTGAACTTGCTTATGACCAACTGAAAATAACAGCGGTTGCGGCGGCTAAGTTTGTCATAGAGGCTTGGGACGATGTAGGAAGAGACATTAATACAATCGTTAATGAAACCATAAAGGGATTAAATAACATCCCAGGTGTTGATTTAAACGAGGTTGTTTACGGTGAATCTGACGCTTTAAGGGAAATATCAATACAAAGCCAGCTTGCTATGATCTCTTTTAGAGAAACTAGGAAAGAGCTAAATTCTTTAATTAGTGAGGATCGCCCATCAATTGCTTTTGAGCAATTTATAAAAGACGCAAAAGAGGCAGCAGAGCAGGCGGCAAAAGTTGCAGTAGAAGCAAGAAAAGCAACTAGTGGAAGTGTAATCATTCCAGAAACTCAAGGCTTAACAAAAGATGAGCAAGACTTAGCAGACAAACAGCAAAAAGAATTAGAAAGCAGGCTAGAAAGAATAAGGCTTGCAAATTTGACAGAGCAAGAAATTGCAACAGAAAAGCTTGAGCAGGATCTAGTGGCTTTAGCTGAAGGAAACCAATTAAAACTATTAACAGATGAAGAATACTTATCACAAAAGATGAGCCTTCAAAAGCGCTTTGATGATGATGCAGAAGCGCAAGCAAAGGCAGCAGCAGACAAGCAAATCGCAATAGAAACAGCAGCAGCTAAGGCAAAATTAAATGTTGCGTCTAGCGCGTTTGGAAATCTTTCTAGCTTAATGAATACTGAAAACAAAAAGCTTTTTGAAATCGGCAAGGTGGCAGCATTGGCGCAGGCGACAATAGACGGTTATTCAGCTATTCAATCAAGTTACGCTAAAGGTGCGGCGGCTGGTGGCCCTGTATTGGGCGCGGCATTTGCAGCCACAGCAGCAGTGGCAACAGCGGTGCAGATAAGTGGCATAGCATCAACCAGTTTTGGTAGTGGTGGCGGCTCAATTTCAGCACCTAGCGGCGGTACGCCTAGCACGTCTGAGCAAGCGACAAGCGGCGGCGCAGGAAGTAACGACACATCGAGAAGTCTAATTATTCAAGGTGACTTTTCAAGTGATCAATTGTTTACGGGTGACGCGGTTAGAAACCTAATGGAACAAATAGCAGAGCAACAAGCAGACGGCTACAAGGTGGTAATATAATGCCTTTTTCACCTTCTTTAGTATTAACTCAGCAAGCACTAGAAGACCCTAATGCACCTCGTTTGTGCTGGATCAATTACGCACTACCAACAAATATAACAGCAACAAGCGAGCTAGATATCGAGCCAGCAAGCAACCTAGGGAATCCCTCGACGGCCTTCGCTTGGCAAGCTGACAGCATAAGTCAGCAAGATATAGACATTGATATAGGCAGTCTAGAGATTGATTATGTGGGCATTGCTAGACACAACCTAGAGACTACCGCAGAAATTAGAATTCAGGTTTTCTCTAACGGGATTTATTCAACCCTGTTTGATTGGTCCAGCGCTAGTACGGCACAATCAATATTGTTTTTATTCAGCACTGCGTCCCCTGAATCGGTCAGGATATCAATTAGAAACAACCCAAACCCGCCACGCTTGGCGGTTGTGTATGTTGGTGTCGCAACAAGGTTTGAACGGAACATCTATGTTGGTCACACACCAATAGTCATGGGTAGAAATACGATTTCAGTTGGCGGCTTTAGTGAGTCAGGACAGTATCTAGGCACAGTAACAAGGCGAGAATCTTTTTCTAATTCAATTGATTTAAAGAATTTGACGCCGACTTATTACAGGGCAAGCCTTGACCCCTTCATTAATCGCAGCAACAGAACACCAGCGTTCTTTTCATGGCGGCCTGAGTCTTACCCGCTTGAGGTGGGTTATATTTGGATTACAGGTAACCCGACCCCCCAAAATCAGCGCGCTAATGGTATGATGCAAATCACACTCAATATGGAGGGGATAGTGTGACGCAGCGCTTAACATACATTGAAATAGATTTATTAAAATGCACAAGGGTTTATGGTGTTGCCCCGTGCACGGCAGCCATAGGCGTGACAGGTGATAGAAAGTGCTTTAACACTCGCAAGACATGCCAAGACATTGCAAATTATTCTGATGCGGTTGAAACGGTGCGCTTTAGTGTTGGCACTCAGTACCAACCCTTTGAAATCGAATCTATACAAAATATTAAGTCGGTCAGCTATACGCCTTCAATTATTAGTTTGGGGGAGTCTATCGGTGCACGGTCTAAATTAGTTATCACATTTGGAGACCACCCAACACCCGACACAGGGCCAGCGGGCGACCCATACCCAGAAAGCCGCCCTTATATTGCGTATGATCAGGGGACGTTTTGGGGCAAGTTCAAGGCTAGGCAGCCCTATTTAAAGGGTCGTGTTTTGCGGTGGTATAACGGCCAAGTTGGTGACACTATAGAAACAATGGAGGCCAGAACATTTATAATTGATAGCGTTGAGGGTCCGAACGTTAACGGTCAATTTAAGATAATAGCAAAAGACCCGCTAAAACTTATTGATGATGAGCAAGCGCAAGCGCCCACGCTTTCAAATGGACTTTTAAGTGCGGCGATATCAAGCGCCGCGGGATCTTTAACGCTTTCACCAACTGGCATTGGTGATGCAGAATATCCGACCAGCGGCTTTGCGTCAATTGGCGGCAATGAGATTGTAAGCTATACGCGCTCTAGTGACGTTATGACAATAGTTAGAGCGCAACTTAACACAGAGGCTCAATGGCATGACGAAGATGATAGGGTGCAAGTTGTATTAGATTACAATGGAATTGACCCCGCCATTATTATTAACGACCTCATGACAAATTACGGAGCGCTTCCTGCTAGCTATATTAATTTAAGCAACTGGCAAAATGAAACCTCGGATTATTTGGGGCGAGTTTATACCGGATACATCGCAGAACCTACAGCCGTAGTTGATCTAGTTAATGAAATTTTACAGCAATCTGCCATGTCGATTTGGTGGGATGAGTTGGCGCAATTGGTCAGGCTTCAAGTGTTGCGCGATATCTCACAAGAATCATTAACGATTAGTGATGATTTAATGCTAGCCGGATCATTTACCCAGAAAGACCAACCATCTAAACGGGTCTCACAAGTCTGGACTTACTTTGGACAAATAAACCCGCTAGAAGATCAAGAGGATGCAAAAAATTACCGTTCAACGCTGGCAACCGTAAATTTAGAGTCAGAAGAAAACCATGGCTCCCCATCTATTAAAACAATCTTTTGTAGATGGATACCGCAATTCGGAAGAACAACAGCGGAAAGGCTAAACAACCTATTGCTGGGAAGGTATTCTGAGCCGCCTAAGTTGGTCACTTTTAATTTGCTTAGGGATTCGGGGATCCAAATTCCGTCTTTAGGCAATGGCTATAATGTTGAGAGCTTTATTAATCAAAATGACATTGGTGAAATTGAGCAATTAAAAACCCAGATTACAAAAATAAATGTTGACGACTCAAAGTGGGCAGTGACAGCAGAAGAAATAATTATTTCTGATACAGTTGAACCGATAGACCCAACAATTAAAACTGTTGCAATTGATAGCGATACATTTAATTTTAATTTAAGAAACACTTTTCTTACAATTTACAGTGAGGCAGTTAGCGGTGATACAGTTATTTGCGAGATACGCGGCGGCGTTGTGGTGGGTAGCAATCAAAACAACCTGTACGCCTTTACGGTGGGTACTGGTTGGCCTGCGGGTGTTACGCTTCAATTAAACATACAGTCAGGCGCTTTTATTGTTGGGGCTGGTGGTAATGGCGGCCAAAATATATTTTCAGAAAGTGGAGCGGTGAGTCCTGGCTCTGCGTCAATTGGCGGAACAGCTATACTTGCCAACGAAGCAATAGAGATAACAAATAACGGCGTTATTGGTGGTGGTGGTGGTGGTGGCGGGAACTCGCTAAATTTATTTGCGTCACCAGCATTTTACGCGGGTGGTGGCGGCGGTGCTGGTTCAATAGTTGGTCAACCATACAGGCCTATAGTTGCTTTTGATAAATTTTATGGCGAGCCAGGAACGCTAGAAAACGGCGGTTTAGGTGGCAGAAACTCAGCGCAAGGACAGCTTGCAGGAAATGGCGGAAACTTAGGTCAAGACGGTCAAGACGGCCAAATAGGGGAGGTTAAACAGTCGGGCGCCAAAGCAGGCGACGCAGTTAACGGCGAGAGCCTTGTTACATGGACTGTGCTTGGCGACGTGCGCGGAAATAGAATTAATTAACAAACAGGGGTCTAAAATGGCTTTACCAATTTTTCAAAGAACAGTAGTAAACGACTCTGGCGACGTAATAAGTGGCGCAGAGGTGACGGTTGTAAATGAAGCAACAGGATTAAACGCCACTATTTACAGCGATAGAGCAGGAACAACAACAGAAACAAATCCTTTTTTTACTGCAGGTGATGGGCTTGCTCAATTTTACGCAGACCCAGGAGAATACAGGATAACAGCCTCTGGCGTTTCTGGCACTGTTACGTGGCGCTATGTAGCTCTCGTAGGTGAATCGGCTTTAAATGATGTGGTGCCAATTGAAAACGGCGGGACTTCTGGAGACAGCAAAACACAAGCAAAATATAATTTGGATATATTTGATTATGTGATTTCTCAACTAGCAAACGGCGACTCTAGCAAAGTTGCTGTTATTGCTGAAAATCTTGTTGTTGATGGACTTGAGTATGTAATATATAAAGAGGACGGGCGATCTTACAGCGTAAACGGAGTTACTGGCACTTTTTCAAGTCCCTTGAATTTTGATCCTGACACTGGGATTGATAGCGGACTTAGTGGCCCCTTGAGAAACAAAAACAACAGGTCAAAAAGAGAGGTAATTCTAGATTCAGGAAGCTATTTAAGCGGAACCTATTTTTTCCCTAATTCACACACACAAAACGACTACGAAAGCATAAAAATCTACACTGCCATTAGTAGTACCGTCGACAGCTCCTCAGAAATTACACAAGAAATAATAAGTGATAATTTAAGCTCATGGAGTGTTACCGGTTTTATGGATACCCCATCCTCATCTTTTAGGGCTACAATATCTAGAGCTACAAATAGCTCTTTTACGGTGTCAAATATTGGAGGGGCCGTAATTAAGCAGGTCATAGGAACACTAAAGGATGGGGTTTAAAATGTTTTATGTAATAATTGATGGCGAGATTGTTGGGAAGTCTAAAAACAAACCACTAACAAAAACAGATATAATTGAAACAGAAAAGACATTATCACTTGGAATGATAATAAATGAAGACGGAGAGTGGACTAAAAAAAAGGAAGACTTAGAAGACAATGAAGACGAAGCAAAAAATAATATATAGCTCACCAAATTTACAGGAGAAAATGTCTGAAATTTCAGGATATACATGGAGTTTTTCCGTGTCTGAAAAATCATATATTAAAGTGTCTGGGCATGTAGATTGCCATCATAGAGGAGTTTATGGGACTGAAAACAAAGCAATAATGATTGCGCTAAAAGTTAGGATAAATGGAAGTTGGGTTGACGGCTCCACAACTGGATGCAATATAGTTGGAACAGAAGACCATTATGGGGTTTTGCCGGTTTCAGCATATAAAGAAATACCTGCCGGAGAATATGAGGTTTCAGTATGGGGAAGGAGTGCATCAACGGCCGCACCTGGGAAAAATGGATTGGCCGAAATAAAGGGTGGCTATAATAATGTTTTGTACGAAATTTTCTCGCTATAATTTCATTATTAACTAATACTTAACAATCATTGCTCCAAGCTCACCACGAACGGCGGCGGTTATAATCTTTATGCCGTCGTCTTTCGTGAATCCCAAGGCCATAACCTTTCCTAAAATATCTTGATTTATTCTTGAGCGATAAGCTTTATCTAGCGCTCTTGCTTGTTCAGCGGATTTTAGTTCTGCCTGTTCTTTTGCGTAATTATCCGCGGTTGCTTTTGCTTCTGCCTGTAATCGAATTTGTAAGTCCTCAGCATCTTTAGCAGCTTTGGCTTTGGCTTGATCTATCTCAGCCTGTGCCGCTTCCTTTGCTCGCTTTTCTGCTAAAAACGCATCATCTTTTGCTTTTTGTTCTCTTGCGGCGGCATCTTTTAAAGCCTGTTCATTTCTCTTTCTTTCTTCTTCAATGGCTTTTTGTGCCGCTTCTTCTTGTAGTTTCTTTTCGCGTTTTGCTTGTTCAATTGCGGCTTTTTCTGCCTCAATCTTGGCTTGATTTTGTTTTAGCTCTGCGTGTTCGTGATAGCGCGCCAATTCATCAAGACAAAGATTTTTGTTTTCCTCGGCTTCTTCTTTTCGCTTGCCATAGCTATCATCGATTTGAATCTCTTGTACTTCTGAGATTAAGTCGGCCAAATGAGTTACACGATAATCAATATCCATTCCCTCTAAGGTTTCACGACATCTTTGTATAATGGCAGGAAACCGAACAACCTTAGCCTCAATTTCAGCGGCTATGCGATCTTGCTCTGCCTGCCAATCCACAACAGGCTTTAAAACGGTTTGCCTTAATTCTTTATAACTATCAGTGAACTCTTTTATGTTATTTTCGGCAGGCTTTACAGATGCCTTTAATCTTTTTAAGTATGCACGACCAGGGTTTTCAATCGCTTGCCCAGATTGGTTAATTAATTGCCCCAATTTCTTAATGCGCTTACGCCCTGCGTCCGTTTCAACGTCTGGCACCTCATTGCCTAGCTGTTCTTTTATGTGATCTAGGTACATGCTCAGCTTCTTAGAATCAAGATAAATAAACTCTTGAGATTCTGGCACCTCTAGCGCCTCAACTGGCAAAGGTAGTTTTGATTGATCGGCGAAAACGTTAATTTCTTTTTTATCAGTTTTGGTAGTCATTTTTATTTCCTTAAATTATTTGTTTTGAGGGTGTGAAGTTAACCCAAGTTAACGCCACTTACAACTATTTATTCAAAAGGTACGTCGTCAGTCTCAAGATTTGCACCGCTTAAAACCCATTCTTTTTTCGCTTTCCATTGCTCGCGCAATTGTTCGTTTTGCTTATCTGTTAATTCGCTTTTCCCTTCATTAATTAAGTTGCTAACTTCTGCCAGAGAATCCATGTCTTTACAATCTGATATAGCTTTAGATGCTTGATTAAAAAACAAATCGTCAGGCGCTTTTTCTTCCATCAATTCGCCGCCTAAAACTTGACTTAGTGTGTCGGTTTGTTCGGCTTGTTGTGCTGTTTGCTGTGGCGTTACATCTTTCTCTTCGGGCATGTCTCGCGCTTCATGATCGATCCAGATGCCACGCAATCTATCGGCGTACATGTCACGACCAGCAAAGCCAAGGGCGCGCCATTGCATCATACGGCGCGGGTATTGCGTCCAAGGTCCCTGTTTGCCCCATAGCCCTGCCGTTTTAGCATCTTGCTGGCTAAAGGATTGTGTGGACTCAATAACGGCACCAGAAGCAAGTTTTCGGCTAATATAGCAATGCGCCGCCCCCTGTTCGTCGAACCACTCACGAAACCCCACAAGGTCAGGCGCGCCCATAATCAAGGCGCGGAACGCATCCCCCCACACGGAAGGGCGACCATTGATAACGGCAATATTTTGTAGTGACTGTAACGGCTGAAAACCAAGCTCGGCACCCATAGCCATACACACCACGATATCCATGGGCTTATTAATAAACTGCTTTGGCACCATGCTAGATTTAGCCAAGCCCTCAGCAATAGTAAAGGCCTCTGCTGAATCTTTAGGCGTTAAAAAAGTATTAACTTGCTTTTGCATTAACTCACTCATAAAAATTACTCTCCAGTTTATTTAATTCTTCTTGCTCAAATTTATTTAAATCTACGCTTACCAATTCGTCTGCGTAACCATGCCACACCCCAGAATCTATGCACTCTTTTAAATCTCTTAATGCTGTTCGATACTTCAAAAAACCTAGGCGCTTTGTACGGTCTGACATGCGCAAAGGCGCAGTTATTAAAAATGGCCTTTCTGATTCGATGGCCAAAAATACAAACTCGCTAGCCTTTGCAATATCAGAATACATTGCATCCTGAACATGATAGCCAAGCTTTTTAAAGTCGTGACCTATCCATTTTGGGTTCGCTGATTTTGTTGTTTTAACATCAACTATTAAATCTTTAATCATGTAGTCAGGACGGCATTTTAAAATCAATCCCGTTTCTTTATCTCTTACAAAGATAGAGCGCTCAGCAATGCCGCCACGTGTCAGTCTTAGGGCGTTCGGCGTGTTAGAAATAGATTGCTTTAAGATTGGCATGTCTTCCCACTGTGCCGCGGTTAAGACTACTTGCCCTTTGCTATCTGCCTCTGATTTGCACTTGTCCCACTTTTTGCCGCGCCTTGTTCCTATGTGCTCAGGCTGCTTAATGTATGTCGAGTCAAACAAGTGCGGCTCAAGTACCAAGGTATGCGCAGCATTGCCAAAATTAAAATAGTCCTTCTCTCTGTCGGGAATGATTTTATCAATGTACTTAGCTTTGTATTTTGCTGGGCATTCTATGAACAACTTTAGCTTGCTACATGAGACACCTCCGCATCGGTGGTAAATGTCATTTGGTAGATCATCAATAACAAACCTTTCGCCAACCTTTAAGCCGTCAAGCGTTTTATTTAAGCTTTCAACAGTCCAGATAAAATCAAATTCGTCTAACTGTTCTAGCTCCATTTCTTCGAAAAAATCCATTGTGCTAACCTTTTGTGTTTTTAGACATATTAATTTAGATTAACTAACAACGCAAACCTAAATTAACAAATTGACTAAATAAACTTATTAATGTAGATTTACAAGAAATTAACGGGGATTAAATTATGTATAAAGAAGATGTATTAAACTATTACGGAACACCTAACAATGTTTGCAAGGCGCTTAACATTACGCCTGTCGCTTTCTGCAATTGGGGGAAATTGGTGCCAAAGTTGCGAGCATATCAAATCCAAGTGAAGACAAGGGGCAAACTTAAAATTGATGAATCGCTTTACACAAACAAAAAAACGCGCTAAGTTTAAGCGCGTAGTCATTTTGTGATTGCTTCCTTTTGTTAGAGTCTGTTTTTAGCCATCATTCCTTTTTTAGGTTTGATGGCTTTTTTATTTAAAACGGCCCCCATATTTTTTTGATGATATAAGCTAATACACCTTAACCCCATATGTAATTAATGTTTAACGCAAAACTGGTTGACACCCATAGGTAAAGTGGGTAGGCAGACCATATTGAAATTGTCATAATCCAAGCTACCAACGGCCCAAAATTAACTAGTTTAAGATCCACAAATATTGTGGGAAGAAAAAAAGGCGTTATAAAGATAAGCCAATGTTTCTTTTTTTGTTTCTGAACATGTAAAGGCGCTGTGATACGGTTAAAAATAATCCACAAGATCATTAATATGTACAACCACGCCACGGTTCCTAGGTATTGGTCGAGGGTCATGGTAAGTCCTTAATTTCTTGAGACGTTAAATCTCCTTGGTGTTCAGATCTTTTAGCAACTCGATAATGAGTTGCACCTGATACCATAGACCCGACAAGATCACATCCAAAATTTTTACCACCGTTATACCAGCATCGAACTATCCAGCCTTGATACCTTGGAGAATAAACCATGTAACGCCTTCTTTCTTTTTTAAAGTTCTGCTTTGGCGGGTAACCATCCTTTTTTATGTTTATCCATTCCATTTCACTCACCCCCTTCTAATGGCTCGCCAAAGAAAAACGGAAACGCTTTTTTAAGATCAGTATCAGCATCTTTACTTCCGTCACTATTGCATTTTCCGCAAGGTTCAAAATCGATAGGCTGACCCATACATCCACATTCATGACCACCACAACACGTAACAGCGACAAAGTTATCGCCATGGCAGCCATCACAATACTCCACCTGCTCGCCCAGTGTGTAGGCGATAATGTCAAAATCATCTTTGTTTATTTTCCACATGCATCCAAGAGAGTAAATCGAGCTGACAGGAATCCTTTCTATTCCGCCCCTAAGTCTAACACCTTTAACGTATGGCGGAATCTCACCCTCACCATCCCAGTCGTACCATTTAAGTTTCATTCAAACCCCCTTCAATTTTCGTTTTAATTCACTCAATTTATAGTGCTTAGCCTTGCCTCTAAAAGTGGCAGGCTTGACGTTCGTGTCTTTTTCAATGGCAACAGGGTTTAGACTAATCTTAAGGCGCGTTATCTTCTTGCGCAGCGTGTCGTAGTTTTGGCCGACCAATTCGGCGTAGTCGGCTATGCTGTAGAGTGGTTCGTTTTTCATTAACTTAGCTTCCTAGTTCTTTTTTAAGTACATTAGTTAGGTTATTTCTAATGCCACTAGAGATAATTTTGTTTTCTATCCATATTCCTTTTACAAGAACCGTGATACCTGAGCCTGTATCTTGAAACGCATCAATAAGGCTTTTTCTTATTGTCATATTACCTAAAGTTATTGACTTTGATTTATTTATATTTACAGTTTTAACCCATGTATCCATATCTATTGTCATATCACCATCGCAAGGATTTAAATAGCTCAAAACCCAAGAGTAGTGCTCAACAGAGTGGCACCAAATCATATCGTCTGGCTCGGCTGGCAGCACTGCGTCATGGCGGTTAATTTCACAATCCGGCCAAGTCTTAAGTGATAATAGGTACTCAAAAACTTCATATGTCATTGCTACGACTCCTTTTCTTCTGCGTTACTGTCACGCTTTAGTGGCACAAACTTGCCAATCAAATCACCCTCAAGCGTTATTAATAATTCTTTTGTTAAATCAGCCTTATACATTTGACTTGCTGAAACCGTTGTTTTTTTAGTTGGCGCTATTTTGTAGATGTATGAAATATGCACCCCATATTCTTTTGCTATCCATTTTGCAGGAACACCAGCCTGACGAAGTTTTACCCACTCTTCACGCCATAGCGCCAATTCTTCTCGACGTCTTTTAGGGTCTAAAGTGGAGCGGGCAATAGTTGCGGGGCTAACCTGGTATTGATCGGCTATCCATGCACCAGTAAAGCCATAATTTCTTAGGTCTTGCCACTGATAAGACAACTCACTTTTCATAGGGCGCTTTGTATGTGCTGAAATTAAAGCTGCTGGTTTGCCTTCTTGTTCAGATATTTTGTTTAGTGACATACCGCTATTACGCATTTCTTGCCATTTGTCTTTTTCAATTTGCGTTACTGAGTAGCTGATTTTCTTTGCTTCTAGCTTAGCTCTATCTCTATCCAAGTTTAAGCGCTTCATTAACTCGTCATAATGCATTGCTATGTCCTTTTGTTTTGTTTTGATGGTTAGAATGTAAGGCAAGCGCAATAATTTGTCAAATGCATTTTTATACAATTTTCCTTTACTTTTGGTCTTGGGTGCAATATATTTCAACATTCCAATCAAGGGGTAAATTATGAATTTAAAAAAATCATTAAGAAAGGCAATGCTAGAAAAAGACAAAAAGCCAGCAGAAATAGCGAGCGCTTTAGGTGTTGGTTATCAGCAGGTTTCTAAGTGGTGCAATGGTGACGGCATAACTATGAATAACTTGGTTAAGCTTGCTGATTTTTTCGACATGAAGTTGAGCGAATTTATCGCGCTTGGTGAGGTTGAGGTCTAAATATGCACTATTACCAATTCAATATAGGGGACTATGCTAGCCACACTAGCAGGCTATCGCCCATGGAAGATTTGGCATATAGGCGCTTGCTTGACCTTTACTATTTAAATGAACAGCCGTTGGACGGATGTGTAACAAACGTTGCACGGGAAATTGGACTCGTTGAACATGTGTCTGCTGTTGAATACGTTTTAGGTAAATTTTTTACGTTTTCTGAAAATGTTTTTAAACAAAAAAGAATTGATTCTGAAATAAAAAAATTCAAATCCAATGCAAAAAATAAAAGTAAGGCGGGGAAAGCATCGGCAAAAGCTAGGCGTGAGAAGGCTTTGAAGGGTGACACAGGTGTTGAACAGGCGTTGAACACAGAGTCAACAAATGAGCAACTAACCAATAACCATAAACCAATAACCAATAACCATAAACCAACTAATAAAGATAATGGGGATAAATCCCCGAAAAAGAGATTTGTTTCACCCTCCAATCAAGAGGTGGTCGATTATTTTGAGGAAAGAGCCATTGCAAAAAACATCCTGATAGATCGAAGTGAACCGGATAAGTTTTTTAGTCACTACGAGTCAAACGGGTGGATGGTTGGCAAAAATAAAATGAAGGATTGGCATTCAGCGGTAAATGGCTGGATATCCAGGATAAACCAAAACGCGACGCAACAACCGCAAATTAGTCAGCAGCCTGCAAAGGCGGCTAAGGATGCAGTAAGCGACGCACTAACAAATATTAATGATACGGATTGGTAGTTATGAACACAGCAGAATTACGAGAACCCCAAAAAATTATCGAGGTGGATTTCCACGGGGCAACGATTCAGATTGCCCACGAAAACCTATCAACGTTTTGGTTGGCAGCAGATAAAAATGGAGATGTTTGGTTTTATGAATATGAGCCAAGATTTAATCATTTAGAAAATGGATTCTCATCCAAGGATTGCATACAAAACATTTTGCAACTGGCAAAAGTGAATTTAAATGGTATTGATTGGCAGGACACAAAAAAGGAGTACAAGTTTTGAGCTTATGGGACGACCTAGACGGCAAAAAGATAATTTATCCTGAGAGTGAAAGGCAAAACACGACGCAGGATTGCGAGAGGCCTATCATTAAGCCTTATACACCAAAAAAGAATAGCTACACAGCGGGTAAGCACAAATCAAACATAGAGAAGCTCAGAGAGGCTTTATGGGAAGGTGAGAAATGCAAAAACTAAACACGCTTAAACCTGGTGATAAATTCCAGTGGGCCGGAAAAAAATATCAGTTGTCCGTAGTGCCAAAAAAACCTAATTCAAATTTTTTACTATGCGCAACGGTTCCGCAATTTGATAAATATTTAAAGTTCGATTCTGAAATCATGGTTAAACCAATAATCAGGATTAATTCAAATTAATTTATTAATCTAGGTTTACAATCTTGATTAGGTGGGTTAAGGTTAATCCAGATTAATTAAAAACACTAAAAAAAAGGAAAGTGAAATGCAAAACAAAACGATTAAATTGCCTGCGGCAATAGTGAAAGCAGCGCGCTTGTTCTGTTCAAGGCGTGATGTAAGGGAACAGCTTACAGGTATCTTGTTTGATAAAAAGGGCTGTGTGGTTGCGTCTAATGGTCATGTTTTAATCAAGGTCGATCACGATCCATTTAAGGATCTTGAAGAATCTTTGATTGTTCGAATCAACGGCACAAAATTGCCTAAAAAAGCTTATGAAGTTGAGTTTGTGTTTTTTGATGATAAGTGTGGTTTTGTGCGTATGTATAACGGTCATGGCTCTATCATGGCTGATGTTAGAAGTTTCGATTTAATTGATAAAAAATATACAAATTATGAAAGCGTAACAAAAGAAAATGAGCTACTTCCGATAGATAGGATAGGCATTAATCCTCATTACATGGACGTTGTGGCGCAAGCTCAAAACGAATTAGGTATTATTCATGCTGGCGTTGAAATGCGTTTTCAAGGTCAATCTAATGCAATACAGATTAAATTCAGATCACCAGAATACAATGCTATTGCCGTTGTTATGCCAATGAGACTTTAATTATGAAAAACATTAAAAAGGCTATAAAAATATGGAATCACTACAAAAAGCAAATGAATTAGACGTTTTTATCTGGGAGCAAGTTGAGCAGGTTAGACAAGGTTCTGTAATTGGCTCAATAAGCAATGATCTTGTTATAGCTGAGTGCGTAAAAGATGGCGAATTTGTGATGGCCGTTATTCGCTCATGGAGCTGTAAAGACAGCGAAAAACAAGCAGAACTGCTTAATAAAAAAGCTCATGAAATGCTTTTAGGGCAGCATATAGGAGTTAATTCGTGAGTAATTATATAGATAAAGATGTTGCCAATAAGTTTTATGCGATGAAGTTAATTCCTACCGAATATGGCATGGAAATATATAAAACAACACTGTTTGCATTTCACGAAACGCCTTGTTTTTATTTTTGTGCTGATGAGTTCAATTTAAATAGAATGAATCGCTACCCAAAAATAGACAAAGAAACACAATTTCAGAAAGCAAAAAGATCAAAAATCGACATTAAAAGGATTTTAAAAACTGGAAGTAGAGTCGCTTTTGATTCAGAGGAAAAAGCGTTTAATCATTTAATATTTATTAAACAAAGACATATGAGTCATCTTAAGCGAAAGCTAGAGGAACTAGATCTTTCCCTTAATTTGTTAAGCGGAAAGCGATTTTCTGATTTGACAAAAGATAGATATGGGTCAGTGATAATCGATGGTACGCAAGAATTTGTCTCAGAAAACTACAGGTTTGATTAAGGATTAATCTATGAGCAAAAATATTATTATTAGTGGTATTGAGTTGGTAGAAGTGGTTTTTTGTGAAGTAAATCAAGCGTGGATTAAGCTTGGAGGCGAAAAAATGTATTGTCAAAAAGAGGCGCGAGACTACGCAAGGGCCACGCATAACGCAATCAAAATAAAAAGGAATCGCAATCATGGTAAAGGCGTCTAAAAACGATAGCGCATGGCTTATAAGTAAGCTCGAAGAAATAGACGAAGGCGGAAAACCTGTTTTAATTCAAGGATATACAAAGCATGAAATTAAGGGTCACTGGTTTTGGGCTGGATTTGGTGTTGAGTGTGATTTGATGACAAGTGAAAAACCAAATGGTGTTTTAGTATGGGCTGAACCTTTTGAACCTCAGAAAAACATAAGGGTAGGTTATATAGGGGTGTTAACCTTGGTTAGTATTTTGGTGATTTTGGGGGTGTGTTTTGGGTGATCAAATGATTAGAATTAGTCGTGATATATTAGAGCTTATGCTTGATGAAGCTTATTACCTAGGTGCCAATGAGTTTAAGCAAGAGCTTGTAACTGGATTTGATAGAGCCTTCAATGATGGTGTTGGCATATCTAAGGCCGCCGTAATTTCATCGATAGCCATAGCCGACCCTAAGCAGTGTTTGGAGCGCACAAAATGAAACTATTAATTGTTTTGCTTATGTTGCCTAGCATGGCTTTTGCTTTGTCCTGTGAAGATCAAGCAAGATTTGCAGGTGCCGCTATGTCTAGTGTGCAGCTTGGAAAGCCTTTTTTAGAGGTGTATGAAGATACGCAAAGCTTTACTAAAAAAGAGCGCATCTTTGCTAAGAGAGTTTTACTTGATGCCTACGAAAGACGACCAGGCAAAACAATCACAGAAAGACAAAAAATTAAACAATGGTTTGCTAATAAATATGCAATGGAGTGCGTGAAAAATGAGTGAAGATAAAAAGGAAAGACAGCGCAAACAAGGGGCTATTAGGCAGGCTAGAAAGCGAGAAAGAGACAAAGCTAGAGGTAAGCCTATTACGTTCATTCCTAGCGAGTCAGAGCTAAGGCAAATAGAACTTAACTGTGAATTTCGTGGTGGGCTTGTGGGCATATCTAAAGAGGAATATATTTTAACTCTAATTAGACGTGACTCTATCAGGATCGAAAACGAGCGCGGTGTAACTGAGAATTGCAAGTTCTGCCTTGAGCCATACCCTAAGGGGTGCAGGGGGAAATGGGCGGGCCGTCGGGAGTGTTACCATACAACCGAAGCGAAAAAGCATTCGCTAGAGCCTAAAAACCTCTCATGGTAGTCGAATAAAAACACTCTAAATTAAGGGTGTTTTTTTTGGTCTTGTGTGTTAATCTAAATTAATAAGATAATTAATTAGAGTTAATATCTGTTTATTGAAACGAAAAACTTAAAAGGCGCGAGAACATGAGAATAATTCCTAAGTTTGTAAAGGGTGATTTGGTTCAGCTATCTAGTGATATGGGTGACAGTCCATGCAGTGGCAAAAAGGCTATTGTCCTGTATGACGATACTGAGCATGGAAATGAGTCTAAAACAGAAGCAAGTTATGGCTTGCTTATAAGGGAGTACGGAACCCATCAAGCATGGTTTTGCGAAAGCGATCTATCAATGATAGAAGCTAGAAGGATTGATTTAATATCACAGTTTGAAGAGCAAAGAGATAAAAAATACGAGGAAGGACGCAAAGAAGATGAAAAGCGTAGTAAAGAATTTATGAATAAGCTTCTACTAGAAAGTATAGAGGAGTGTAAAATCAAGGGTTTAGATGTAAGTAGCGCCGGCAAAATTCTTGCAAAAAAAGTTGCAAAAAAAGAAGAGGAATCGCTTAAGTCATTTTTGTCAAAAATACAAAACTAATTAGAGGAAGGGTTATGTCAAATTTTATAGAGGTTACATGCATTAAGGTTGGTAAAACCTTAATCAATTTAGATGTGGTGAGCGACATAATTGTAGATAGTGATGGCAATACAACTATCTCTTTTCTTCTTTTTGCTCAAGATGATTATGTTTGCATTAAGGTAAAAGAGACATATGAGCAGATAAAACAACTAACAAAACCAAGGATCAAGCAATGAAACTTAAATGGTACGACTGGGATTTCCGAAATGATGTGCCAGCCTTGATTTTGGGGGTTAAATTTTCTGACGGTGAAATTATGATGTTAAATAAGAAAAGCCACAGAAGGCTTGCGGTTGCAAACTACTGGATGAAGTATCCTGATTCAGGCGTTGTTGATGTTATAGCCTACACACTGGGTGAGCATTTGGAGGTGGATGGTGGGCATTGAGGATAAAATTAGAGAACTAAACAAAGAAAATGAACGAGATGCAAACGGATTTGTAAGGTGTGAAAACTATAGTTGTGGCTTTCTTGGTGTTGATAAAAGGTGTAGCAGAAAGGCGAATAGAAAAATAAAAAGAAACGGCCATCAGTTTTTTTACTGTGGAATTCACGGAAAACAGGTAGGTAGGTTTGGGTTTGAGGTTGAAGTCATCAAACCCATCAGAACCATCAGAACAGATAAACCACTAAAAGGGGGTGAGTGATGAGCTTTAATGAGTTTTTAAAAAATGAGATAAATAAACCTAGGTCGGAATGGTTTGACCCAAATGGCAACTCCCCTAAAGCTATTGTGGGAAGGGGGTTTTTAAAAGAGATTTTATGGCAGTATAAAAAATGCCCAAGCAGGATCAAATGTGAAATCTCTTGTTTTAATGGGCTTGAAACTCCTGTTGTTTGGTTTATTCAGTTTCCATTACTTTTATTTCTTGCGCCTATATGCCCTTTGATCTGGGCAGCATATACTTTCGATAGAGCTATTGAAGATTACAGAGTTGAGTATAACCGACAAAAAAAGGACCAACAATGACAAACAAAACAATTAAAGACGCGGTGGAGCATTTCGGAGGTGTTTGGCCTGTCGGCGGCATACTTAGAGACGGAGAGCCATCTTTTATAGCGGAGTGCATAAAAGATGGTGACTCGCTAGAAGGATACTGCAAAGTTGGAGATATAACATCAGTATGGATCGGGTTTAGCGACACATACTTTAACCCAATATGCACAAAGCAACAATTCGAAGACTACGTAAAGGAAATAAATATGAAAGAAGTTAAGTTTAAATCAGTACCTGTAACTGACATGGATATTTGGGATTTGGGAAAGGCTGTTGCTGATGGTGGTGAGTTTTATGATGATGAAGGTTGCATATTGTTTATTCACACTTGCAATTGCACTATCCAAAGCAGTGAAAGTGAGCAGGCCCACATAGCAATGCAACTTAAAAGAGGTGAAATAACAACCCGCCAACCCCTACCGTGGTACGAGGTTGAGGGGGTTTTTCCTTGTTTGGTTGTTGTTAATCTTCCAATTATTAATAACTCTAAACCGACAACTACTAGAGTAGTTGAATCGGTTACTGGTGAATTCGGTAATTTTAAAATAAACACTTGTGGTGGAAATGTTTACCCTGTGGAATGGTGCAAACCTCTAACCCCCGCACAAGCCGCAAAGTATGGGGTGGAGTAGGTATGCTTGAAGCTGGAGTGTTTGCACTGACATTCGTAGGCTCTGGATATGTAGCGTACAAAATTGTAGTTTGGTCGCTAAACAAAATACAGAAACGCAAATAAACAACCCCCTCATAAGAGGGGTTTTTAAGAGGCGAAAATGTTAACAATCGGAATCGACCCAGATATAAATAAAAGCGGCGTTGCTTTTGTGGTGGCTGGCAGAATGGAGCGCTTGGAGGCGCTTTGTTTTGTTGATCTAATAGAGACTATTGCAGAGTATAAAAAAGGCTGCGTGGATGTTGTGGTAAAGCTTGAAGATGTGGAAAGTAATAAGGCCATGTTTGCGCGTGGGCCTATGCCAGCAGCGGCAAAAATGAAGATTGCCCAAAACGTGGGCATGGTTAAAGCGGTCGCCAGGTTAATTCGTGAAAGCTTGGAGGCCAAAGATATAAAGGTGATCATGGTCAAACCCCTAAAAGGCACAATCAAGAAGGCCAAAAAGAACGCTGATTTGTTCAAGTCTATGACAAAGTGGGAAGGCCGCACGAACGAAGACAAGCGGGACGCGGCATTAATTGCCTTGTATGGATAAAATTAATTGACGTTAACAAAATAATAAATTAAGGTTTAATCTAAATTAACGAAAGGAAAGTGTTATGAAAGAATTTTTAAAAGTTATTACATCGCTTGCTTTTATTATTGGAGTATTTGGTGGGTGGGCAACTCATATTTTTGTGTGCCTTAAAACGGCATCATGGGGTTTTTTGATTGCGGGGGCTTTGTTTTTCCCTATTGGAATTGTTCATGGCGTGGGCTCTTGGTTTGGCGCTTGGTAATTTAACTAACAAAAGGACTAAATAAATGAAAATCACAAAAGCGGAATGCTTGGAGTTTTTAGGCGAGTACGGTGAAATGACTCCAAGAATGCAAAGAATTTATCATCTTTATATAGTTGTAAGATGGCTAGATAATAAATGGCCTAGCACAGCCTCAGCGCTTAAAGCTGGAATTAAAAAGGTTACGGCAAAAGGCGACAAGGCATACGCCCTTAACGGCTTCACTCGTCGCGAATTTGGCCGCATGGTCTGGGCTAAGAATGAAATTAAGCGTCGTGAGAAGGTGCGTGCTGACATGATGCCAAAGCATATCATATGACCGTGCCACAGGAAAAACAAGAGCGGCTAGTGGTAAAGCTTGCGCCCAACCTTATCTCTAAACTTTATGATCCACAGCCAGAAAGAGGATCATCTAACTGCATATTGCAAAGGCCTTTTTTAAACAAGGTGCTAAGCGAAAAGATGAAAGGTGAAACCAATTCAGAGGCGTTTAAAAAGTTATTTGCTGCCAATGCATCAAAGGTAACAGGAATAGAGCAATACGAAGAAGAGCACAGTATTGAATTTTTAGCTAATGACTGGAGGCAATCGGGAATTAGTTTTTATGATTTTATAGAGGCTTCAAAGCTTAAAATTAAAGCAAAAGAAGACAACACATTTACCAAACTAAAAACAGAACAAGAGGAAAAGAAAATGCGTGACAGTAACGCGGAATTGAAAGAAGGTGATATAGCTATTTTAAATAACGACCAAGGTTTTATTTTGCATTGTGGCGGCGAGTTGATCGGGCGTGATGTCGAGATAGTTAAGTTCTTTAGCAAAAATGACATTGAGCTTGCGGCGGTTGAGTATAAAGGCCAAGTTTATTGCTTTAGAAAGTCAATGCTTAAGCCAGTTAAAAAAACAGCAATGGAAAAAATGCAGGAAAAATTCAAAGATACTTATTTTAAAGCGAACGATTGCAAAGATTTATATGAAAAGCTTCTTTCTCAGGGAATGCTTAGACTGCCAACAAGCCAAGATGAGTCCTTTTAATATGAAAACAAATAAAATAGTAATTCATTGTTCTGACACCCCAAACGGGCGACCTGATACCGCCGAAGATATCCATAGGTGGCATAAGGAAAACGGATGGGACGGTATAGGCTACCACTATGTTATTTGTGTTGATGGTGATGTTCAGAAGGGTCGCCCTAACTATTGGCAGGGGTCGCACGTTAGCGGCCACAATGGTGACTCTTTAGGCATTTGCTTAATGGGCAAAGACTCATTTAGCAAAGCCCAGTGGAACAGCTTAGAAAGTTTGGTGTGGAGTCTAACGCTCGATTTGGGAGTGGGTGTTAGTGTTGTTGGCCATTGCGACTTGGACAAGAACAAAACATGCCCTAACTTTGATGTTGTGGCGTGGTGGGAACGCAAATTAAGAAAAAGGCTAGATTGACATGATTAACATAATCTCTGGATTAACAAGCTTTTTTGGGGCGGTAGCTAAGCCAGTAGCAACCGCATACAAATCAAGACAGGATCGAAAGCAGGCGCTAGAGTCAGGCAAAAATAAGCTGGCTATGGCCGCTCAAGATTCGTCTTATAAGCTGGATTTAAAGGCGGCAGAGTGGGAGGCTTTATCAAAGCAAAATGAGAAAGAATCGTGGAAAGATGAGTATGTAACTATAATCATCACCTCGCCTTTTGTGCTTCTGTTTGTTGCTTCTATTGTGAGCGGATACACTGGCGACATGCGCTACGTGGATTCAGTAAACATGGGCATACAAAGCTTAAATGGGCTTGGTGTTGACTTGGGTAAGTTGCTTGAAATCGTTGTGCTTGCTGCTGTTAGCATCAAGGGCTTTGGGCTATTGAAAAAATAAATTAATAAAACGCTTTACTAGTTAATTTGGATTAACTAGTATTGCGAAAACAAACCAATGAAAGGAAAGAGAAATGGAACAAGAAATAAATGTAAAAAAATATGTTTTATGGGCTTTGTGTGCGTTCGTATCATTTGTGATTGCGCTTAACTCATTTACTATTGTGGGGGCGGGTACAACTAAAGTTTAGACAACGTTTGGCACAGTAAACCCGCAGGCGTTCGGCGAAGGTGTTCACTTTCCTGTTAATCCGCTTTCAGGTTTTGATGTATTTGATACTCGAAACGCTAGATACGAGGTTGAAGGTCTGAATATTCCTACTCAAGACAGGTTTAACAGCACAGCAAATGTAACTGTTTTATATCGAATAGATGGAGCAAAAACGCCTTATATTAAGCAGAACTATGGAACAGCAGAAGAGTACATTGATAAAACATTAAGGCAGCAGCTTAGGTCTATTGTTCGCGATGAAGGTAGAAAGCTTCTTGATAGTCGATCATTAGCTCAATCTGATAACGTAACAACCATGCAAGCATCAACAACTCAACGACTAACCAGCACATTAGACGGTACAGGGATTAGTATTCAGGAGGCTCTTGTTCAAGATATTGAATTTGACCCTAGAATCGCAAATCAAATTCTGAAAACACAAGAACGAATTCAGCAAGAAGAAGAGGAGCTTTCTAAAAAGAGAATAGCAACAACACAGGCTCTAACTATTAAGGAGAAAGCAAAAGGTGAGGCTGACAAAAAGCGCGAAGAGGCAGACGCAGAGGCATATAAAATTAATGCTGTTGCAACCGCAAAAAAAGATGCGGCAATTGCTCAAGCGCAAGGCCAAGCAGAAGGTATAAAGCTCATTGCTGACGCAAACTTAGAACTCACAAAATCATTAACTAAGCAGATTCTTGAAAAGCAAAGACTAGATAATGAAGCTATTTTATATAGCAAGTCTAAAGGTAATGTGCCGACAACAATTATAGGTGACACCGACCTTAGAGCAATTGGTGTACCAATTGCCACAGTTAAGTAAAAGCACCCAACATAAAGCAACAATCACGCAAGAAAACCCCACTAGTTGGGGTTTTTTTGTGCCTGATGTATACTCACTAAAACATTTTTTGAGGTCGCTATGGCAGACGAGAAGCACGAGCCACCATTAACCGATGATGAGCTTAAAGCAATACGCGAAACAATAGAGCAGGATAAGCGAGCGAAATGGCTATGGGCAAGCATTCGATTGTGGTGTACATGGATTGCCGCGGCTTCTGGTTTTGCTATATTGATATTCGAAGCAATTTTTAAAACAAAGTAGGCTTAATATGACACGTCACATATTTGGTAAAAATAGTAATTGGTTTGTGTTTGCTTTAATTATGGCTGTAAGTGCTTGGTTTGGTGTTGCAGTAAACAAGGTTTATTCAACCAATCCAGAGCCGCAAGCACAACAGAAAGTTGAGCAGGTAACGCCATATCAAAACAGATACAAGCGAGAAACTTACAAACCAAAACCAGCGCTAAAGACCAAAAAGATTAGATCGGGACTATATGAGGCTAGAGTTATTCAGCCTTTAACCTTATTCAATACTCAAGGTAACGCCACCATTGTTTATATGATTGCTAAAGCGTCTGATGGTAAGGCGTGGGTAGCCACAAGAACGGCTGTTTTTGGTGGTAACTCCTTCGATCTTGGTGCAGACACATTTAGAACTAAAAGCGATGCCGTTTCATATATCGATGAAACGGGCCGCTATATTGATTATGGAAGGCAGGCAAATATAGAGGCGCTTTATTATGAATAAAATAAACTGGAATCAGCTTTCGGAGCTTGGTTTGCTAGAAGAAATAAACAGAAAAGTTTTGCATAAACACGGGATAGCGGCAACTAGAAACCCTGACAATGGAGCTAGCGACTTTTTAATTGTTGCTGATGATCGTGTATTTGAATATTCGCAAGATATTGAGTCAACATTAAAAACAGATAAAGAAATACAGCAGGCATTAGATTTAATGGTTGGTGAAAGTGATGGCAGGTAAAAGAGGGCCAGTAAGAGAGTGCACAGACCTGCAAAGAAAGTTTGTTCATAATGTTATTGCAGGCATGAAGCAGAAAGAAGCGCTTAAAGAGGCAGGCAGCAAAGCGACAGGCAAAAGCCTAGAGAAGACCGCATCAGTGATGTTTAACAAGCCCATTGTAAAGGCCTATTATGAAAAGCTAATGAAAGAGGCGGCTACTAATGCAGTCTTAACAAAAGAACAGGCGCTTATTAGGCTGTCACAAATGGCGATGGTTAAGATAAGTGATGTGTGTGATTTTGAAAATGTGGAAGTAGGGAAAGATGACGAAGATAACCCAATAATGCAAACAGTTTGGACTATGAAAGATTCAGGCGATATACCGGAGCATGTATCTTCTGCAATCAAATCAGTGACCATGACAAAGCAAGGGCCGAAACTAGAGCTTTACGACTCCATTAACTCAATAAAACAATTGTCTGATTTGTTAGGATGGAATGAAAAAACCGAGATAGATTTAACAAACTCGGACGGTTCTATGCAGCAAAAACCTAGTATTATTCAATTAGTGGCACCAGAAACAAAAGAGCCTAAAGATTGACGACAGCCGAAATAGAAATACCGCCAAAATTGATACCTGTGTTTTCTGGTGAAGCTAGATACAGAGGTGCGCATGGTGGCAGGGGTTCGGGCAAAACCGTTACCTTTGCCAAGATGACAGCTGTTAGGGCTTACATGTACGCAGAGGCAGGAATAGAAGGCATTATATTTTGCGGCCGTGAGTTTATGAACTCGCTTTCAGACTCATCAATGGAAGAAGTTAAGTCTGCTATACGCAGTGTGGGTTGGCTTAATGCTTATTTTGATATTGGCGAAAACTACATAAGAACCAAAAACAAACGAGTGTCTTATGTGTTCGGTGGGTTGCGCCATAATCTTGACAGCATCAAATCTAAAGCAAGGATTTTAATTGCATGGGTTGATGAGGCCGAAAGCGTTAGCGCAGTTGCATGGGAAAAACTATTACCCACAGTGAGGGCAGAAGATTCCGAAGTGTGGGTGACATGGAACCCAGAAACAGAAGGTAGCGCAACTGACAAGTATTTTAGAAAAGGCGGATTAGCTCTTGATGAGGAAGATGGAGAGGTAGCTAAAATAGTAGAATTAAATTACAAAGATAATCCGTGGTTTACTAAAGTTCTTGATAGGCTTAGGCGAACACAACAAAAAATACTTGATCCAAATACTTATGCGTGGATATGGAACGGGGCATATAAAAAAAATTCAGACGCACAAATATTCAATGGTAAATTTAGAGTCGCAGCATTTGAGCCACAATCATCATGGGATGGTCCGTATCACGGCCTTGATTTTGGTTTTTCTCAAGACCCAACAGCAGCAGTTAAGGTGTGGATTAATGGCAGTAGTCTGATGATTGAGAGAGAATCGGGAAAAGTCGGCCTAGAGCTTGATGATACTAGGGCGTATTTAGAGGCGGATATTCCAGAAATATCAAGGCATGTTGTAAGGGCTGATTGTGCAAGACCTGAATCGATATCACACTTAAAACGCAAAGGAATGAGTCAAATTGTCGGTGTGACGAAGTGGGCTGGATCGGTTGAGGATGGCATAACTCACATGAGGTCTTATTCTGAAATAGTGATACATGAGCGGTGTGAAGAGATACAAACAGAGTTTAGACTTTATTCATATAAAACAGATAGAAACACGGGCGACGTTCTTACTACTATAATTGATGCTAACAATCATTATATCGATGCGATAAGATACGCATTAAACCCGCTAATCAGAGTTAAAGATATTATTTTTGAGGCCTTATAATGAATGCCAAGAAAGCAAAAAAGATGAGAAGAAAAGCGCGAGAGTTAACGGCGCATTTACCAGAGCTAGAAAGGCGCGACATTGAAAGTAATAGATACACTAAGCAAAGCGTCTTAGGTGAGTGTCAGCGCGGAGCGTATAAAGCAATTAAAAAGGGGCGTGTGAATGTGGCCTTTTAAGAAAAAGCTATTAGAAAACCCCAATTTAAATGTGGCGGCGCAAGTGCAAATGGCTGTAAAGTCTTTGACTTTGCCAGAGTCACAACCTAGCTGGGCATTGTATGCACACCACAATAAAGACTGGGACGTGAAAAAAGCAATTTGGGAGGGTTACGACGCTTCAACTATTGTATATGCTTGCGTAGAAAAGCGCGCTCAATTGATCGCCTCAGTACCATGGAAGGTGCAGACATTAAAGAGCGGTGAATGGGAGGATACACCACAGCATCCTTTGCAGCTTTTAATTAATAAGCCTAATCTCGATCAATCTTGGTACGAGCTTATCTATTCAGCAAGTCAGAATCTTGATTTAGCGGGTAGCGCGTTCATGTCTGAGATTAGGGCAGGCGTCAAAGATCTACCACAGGAACTTTGGGTTTTGCCGTCGCAGTACATCAAAATCAAGCCAGGATCGAAAAGGCTTATAGATTATTTTGAACACACGCAGCGCAACGAAAAGATTAAAGCTGATGACATGATTAATCTGAAAAAGCCTAATCCAAATTCTAGCGTTTGGGGTATGCCCATTTTAATGGCGGCAGCAAAGCCGACCGACATAGATAGAGAATCCGGTATTTGGCAAAAGGTCAGCTTAGAAAATCGCGGTGCCTCTGACATTAATATAAAGCTCCCAGAAAACGCGCAAGCAGAACAAGTCAGTAGCATTAAAGAGCAATATAAAAA